GCCGTTGGCAAACCACTCAACATAAACACGAATATAATGCGCACTGCAATAGTGGTTCCTGTGGACTTGAAATCACTAAGGCTAATCCAGTGCAAGCCATTGAGATTCCTGACAATCCAAGCCCATTAAACTTTTTTGCAATTCCTTCCCATACTGCTTTTATCTGCGGATTGTCATTGCGATCAGCGTGACAACCCAACAATGCAATCTCAGGGTCTAAACCTGATTGCTCTGCAAGAAAAATTGCTTGTGTATCAGTCATATAACGCTTTCCTTTGCGGAAATCACTGATTCTCTGCGGCGGCACATTCATATCCGCTGCAATTTGTTTGTCTTGTACGTAACTTTGAGCCTTTTTGTAGGCATCTAATAGTTTGTTCTGATACATACCGCTTCCTCCGTTTCCGTCAGTTTAGCTTATCAATCACCATTTTTGGTGTCTTGCGCTAACCAATTTTGGTGATTACGCTAATAACCAAATTTGGTTACTCACTTAAATTAGCTTGGTGTGGTTATGCTTACGGAACAAATCAAATCCCTTATCGAAAATGAATATGCGCTTAGTCCTCGACTTACTGGCGTGTTCTTCCGTAAGCACCTGAATCAATCTATGTATGGTGATGACGGCCAACTCACTGAGTTCGCCATTCAATGTCATCACTACTTTAACGAACTCAAACGCGCTGCTGAGCAAAAAGCCTTTCATGTTCGTCTTGAACAATGTCGTCTTCAACACGAACAACAGCAAGAATCAGTTAAACGCGTTAATCAGTCCGTAAAGAAATCCGCTAACCAATCACGAGCTCAGTTCATTGGCTCTCTGCGCTTTGAACTCAATCAAGGCGTTCTGATGGTTCGCTCGGTTTCTCGTTCAATGCCAACTCCAACCAAATGGATTCGTCGCTATCTCAAGAAACTTGGCGTACATCGCGTTGGTAAGTCTTTGTCTAATGGTGTTTTATTTACTGGTGACGCTGTCACTGAAATCCTCACTTGTTTGCAAGCTAAACAGGCTAAGAACGACACCATACCGTTTGAACTGAATATCAGCGCCCTGCCGATTTTGGCTTGGTTTCGTTCGCCACTAAAGTTTTGGTACTCCATTCCTGACGACACAGCACTCATGAACAGAGCGTCTGTTTTGGAGCTTCAATAATGCGTGAACTTGTTATTGATTTAGCGTCCGGCAAACAAGAATGGATTGATTTTGTTCCTGTCCATTCTTGGGCTTCATGTGAGCACATTCCTGACAACTTATTCGACCATCGTTTTGAGTACGTCGACCACAGATTCACAACGCCTGAGGATTTCATTCCGTCGACAGTGAAATCGGCAATGAGTGCGTCAATCTACTCACGCGACCTGTCAGATTTTATTGAGCGCCCTACTTCTAACCCTTGTTTGGATTTGCCGAAATCATTACACCGTAACGGCGACTTCGCTCGACACATGACACGTGCTTACACCGATATTCTGAAAACGCGCAACGCTTTGGAAGCCGTTCGCGCGGTTAACGATGCTCACGACCGCTTGACTGAGCACGGCTACAGCTACGCGATGTCGGATGAGCAAATTACCAATCTAGCCAAGCGCAAATCACGCGACTTTTCTCGTGTGTTAAGTGCAATTCCGCTTGAAGAATCACAAGGTTGAATGTGTTGCGCGTGATTTAGCGCTTGTTCAACGCCGTAAGCAAGTTTACTGCTCGGATTTTTCTCTAAACCGTCAACGTGACCGCAATACGTCTAACCGTATCGCGTTAGAAAACACAATTGCTTACGATGAGGCTGACCCATCTAACTACTTCACACTCAGTGAGCTATCCGCTAAGTCGGTTTCTAACGCTGAGATTCGCCGCGCTGAAATGTTCGTTCGTCTGCGTGGTTTTGAGGAAATCGCTCAAGAATCGAATCACGATGCGGTGTTCTTCACGGTAACAGCGCCGTCTCGTTTTCACTCTGTTTCTAAGGGTGACATCAACCCTAAATGGCTTGAAGCTGGAAAGCCTGATGCGAAAGCAGCTCACGCTTACCTCATGGGCGTTTGGGCGAATCTTCGTAAGTCGATTGATAAAAGCAAAATCAAGGTTTACGGGATGCGCATTGTTGAGCCTCACCAAGACGGCACGCCGCATCACCACTTGTTGCTGTTCATGGAAAAATCCGCACGCAAATTTGTGACGTCTGAGTTTCGTCGTCTTGCTATGGCTGACTCGCCAGACGAAAAAGGCGCAAAGAAAGCCCGTTTCAAAGCGGAGCTTATCGACTGGTCTCAAGGTTCAGCCGTTGGCTATGTCGCTAAATACCTGAGCAAAAACATCGACGGTCAACACATTGATTTAGATAAAGGTTCGTCTTTGTCTGGCTCGGATGCGGCAGAACGTGTCGTGACTTGGGCGCGTGTGAATCAAATTCGTCAATTTCAATTTATTGGTGGTCCATCTGTCACGGTATGGCGTGAGCTTCGTCGTCTTCGTGATGAATTCAAAGAGGACGATGCTTTGTTTACAGATTTATCTCAAGACGAACACTTTCTATTAGAAAAGGTTCGCCGCTCTGCTGATGAGGGCGACTGGAAAGCGTTTTGTTACGCAATGGGCGGTGTGTTCGTTAAGCGCAAAGACCAACCAGTAAAAGCGGAATACTCCGTTTCAACCTCTATCGAAAAACTGATTGCTTCGGGCGGTGAATACTCATCGACTCGCTACGGTGATATGGCTCAAGCGCGTTTGAATGGCTTGATGTTCCATAAGATTTTTATCGCGACTCGCTTCCGTACTTGGAAGACCGAGAACAAGCAACAATTCATCCGTGCTCAACAAGGGATCATGTCTAACGTGGTCGATTACTTCGACGCGCTAGAACGTGAAAAAGAGTACGAGCGTATGTATGACGACCTTTACGAGCAATACGAAAAACACCTAGCGCTCTATGACGAAATGGAAGCGCTGTTGCTCACCGACCCTCAGGAAATTAATGCGTCGTGTTGGGTGGGCGCAGCCCCGCCCGACATGATGCATTAATTTCCCTTGGACTTGTGTCAATAACTGTCATTTCAATTTTCAACTAACCAACAACGTAAAAATAAGGGCAAAACACTATGAGAATGGAAGGTTTAATTCTAGATGTTTCGGACATCGTTCAAGAAACCAAAACAGACCGTAACGGCGAACAAAAGCAAAACGGCAAGCTGCGTCTCATCACGACCAACCCAACAGACACCATTGAAGTGCGTGTCTCTCCGGAACTATGGGAAAACGGCAAAGCAGCTGAACTGCTCAAGCGTTGTGTAGGTAATCGCATGATGTTTGATGTGGAACACAAGAAATTCAGCTTTGGTAACGATGAGGGTAAACACGTCTCTATCGACGGTTTCCACCTCTACGCCCTACCTCAACTTAACGAAAAGTAAGGGCTAAATCATGACCGAGACGCAATTTGCAGAGCTAATGGCTCGACTCGATAACTTTCAGTTGATGGTGTTCTTAGGCATTTGCTTCTTGTTAGTTGCGCTCGGTTGGATGGTCGGAGGGCAAAGATAAATGCTGTCAACAGAGTTCATGCTCGGCTGTTTTGGAACAGCATTTATCCTTGGCTTCTCGATTGGTTTCCACATTCTGGGATTCAAGAAAGCGGCTGAGGTTTCAACTTCTTCATAAACCATAACATAGGAAATAAGACTATGGAAAAGCAAAACAAAGTACGCGCAGCAATGGCTAAGGCTGGCGCAGTAGTAACAGCAAAACGTGCGGCATTTGGTGGTGCACTTCTTATGGCGGCATCTGGTGCACATGCAGCATTGCCGGAACAGGCAGCGCAAGCCTTTACTAGTTTAGGGACTTTCGTTACTGACATGCTCACCTCAACTTGGGGTATCGCTGTTCCACTAACGGTTGGTTTCATCGGCATCAAGCTATTCAAGAAAGGGGCAAACAAAGCAACGTAATTCTAACGACTGCTTTATACACCCATTGGTCAACGCCTCCGAATGGGGGCGTTATTTTTCACGAGGAAGATTTACAAATGAACATTAAACAAAGCATAGCGTTACTGATTATTTTACTGGGTGTTTTGTTTAGTGCTTTTAGTGTAAGTGCCGCTCAACCAACGTATAAGGTTTCAGACGTTTCAGCTTATCCCGATTGTAAGTTGCTGTTGGGTATGAGAGTTAACCCTGCCTCTTATGTCTCTTGTTATGAAAACAAGTTTGTTAACTACAAGGATTTTTCTACTAAGTCCTGCTATTTGAGGCATGGTAAATACGTTGTAGATATCATGTGTCACACAACCAGTGCTTCTTGGCCTCTTTATCGTGCAGCTGGATTCTTTCAAAATTCAGCTCAATGTCCTCCCGACCATGAAAAAGTAGAAGACGGGTACGTCGTGTCGTGTGAACCCATCGTTCCTGCATGTGAGTTTGGCGAAAACCCTGACGGTACATGTATGGATGCCTGTCAGTTCAAACAGTCTATTAATGACACTCAATCACTTCATTGGTCGGCTTACGTTTACGGTGAACAAGTAACAGGGGCGTGTTTTGGCGATTTTGGTGCAACACGTTGTGAGGTCGAGCGTATCCCTAATGACAGTACGCTTTGTACTGATGTCGATTCGGGCGAATTTACCCAAAACACGCGATGTCACGGTAAGTTTCAATTCACAGGTAAGCAGTGTGACGGTGGTACGCTGTTTTGGGGTAAAGATGGCCCTGACACCCCTATTATTCCCGATGATCCAATTCACGACCCTGACGACCCAACGGGCGACATCGAAGACCCTAGCGTACTTCCTGACGACTCGACCAATACGGTTAATCCACCGAATACGGGGGATGTGCCAGATGTCGAAGACCCTGACACAGATGAATCGACCGATAAGGGCGTAGTCAACGCGATTAAAGGGCTCAACTCAGATGTGAACAAGGCGCTTCACGCGCTAAACGTCGACCTCAATCAATCGAGCGCTGATATTCAAAACCAAATCATTGCGCTCAATGCGTCGATGGTGACTAACACCCAAGCGATTCAAAAGCAGCAAATCAACGACAACAAGATTTACGAAAACACTAAGGCGCTGATTCAGCAAGCTAACGGTGACATCACAACGGCGATCAATCGAAACACCAACTCTGTTGGTGAGGTAGTTAAGGGGCTCGATGATTTGCAAACGACTAACGCTGATGGATTTGCAGAGCTATCGGACAAACTCGACGACCTCAAGCCTTGTGAGCCTACCGAGGAAAACAACTATTGTGAAAACCCTCATGGTTTAGGTTCGGATTATGTCGGTGATGTACTGACTCAAGCGGATAAAGCCGTGTCCGGTGCGATGAATTCCTATGAAAAGACCGTGACCGATGCGGCTAACAATTTGATTGAGAAGAATCTGACTGCGGAGTCTGAGGGGCATATTAATGCCATATCGGATTCGTTTTTGAGTGTGTTACCTAAGCCTACGCCCTGCATGAATCTATCCTTGCCTACGCTTGGCGGTGGTCGCGCTTCTATTTCTTGTGAGTTTTCGCAGAAACTCAAAATGATCATCTCAATTCTGATTTACATCTACACGATTAAGACGCTTGTTGAAATCCTGCTGACTGAGGTCACGCCTGTACCAAGTAACAAGCCAGGTTCGGGGAGATATTACTAATGATTCAGCTATTACCAATTGTCAGCACCATTGGGACGGCGTTGCGCCTCCCTGCTCTGGTTGCCTTTATCTCTCAGATAGCGACAACGTTATTTGGTTGGTTCTTCATTGCGAAAGCACGAAACGTCACGATTAACTTGGTCATTTTAACGCTGCTAATCGGCTTGACCGTCACCCTCACCTTGGCAATTTACACCCTTGCAATGGGTCTGTCTTATGTTGCGCCTCCAATGTGGTCACAAGCAGCGGGTATGTTCATCCCTAATAACGCCGTGCCTTGTGTCAGTGCGATTTACTCTGCGCGTCTGCTTCGTTGGGTGTGGGAGTGGAAGTTCTACGCGATTGTGAGGGCGGCGTAATGGCATCGGTCTACTTTGTTACGGGTAAGCTCGGCTCAGGTAAAACACTAACGGCAGTCGGTAAGATTCGCGAGGCATTTATGCGCGGTGTGCCTGTGGCGACAAACCTCGATATCAACTTGAAAGAAATGCTTGGACGCAACAAGCGCAACACTCGCCTTTACCGTCTGCCGGACAAGCCTCAAGTGGAAGATTTGATGGTGATTGGTTCGGCAAACAAGAGCTATGACACCAAAAAAGACGGCTTGATTGTGCTCGATGAGTGCGGAACGTGGTTTAACTCGCGCACATGGAACGACAAGAATCGCCAAAAGTTAATTGATCACCTTTTGCATATTCGAAAGCTTGGATGGGATGTCATTTTCATCGTTCAAGACATTTCGATTGTTGATAAACAAGCGCGTCTCGCACTGGCTGAACACACCGTGTTTTGTCGCCGTTTAGACCGTCTTCAAGTCCCTATCATCTCGACTGCGGTATCCGTTCTAACGCTCGGTCAACTCAAGTTGAAAATGCCTAAGCTGCACGTTGGCATTGTGAAGTATGGTGACAACGCAAACTCACTCACCGTCGACAAATGGATGCTCTGGGGCACGGACTTGTACAGCTCTTACGACACTAAGCAGATGTTTAGAAACAACTATGAGGACGGCGTTTATTCAGTATTGCCGCCCTACTATACCCACGGACGTTACACTGTCCCGTATACGTTGAGAAATATCATGCGCATTACGAAAATCTATCTCCGCAAATACTCTCGATTCAGTGTATTTGCGGCAGGTGTCGCCGTCTCCTTTGCGGTGTTCACCTTAGTTGGTACACCGAACATGTCAACGGAACCCGAAACGGCTCAAACAGCGTTGCCTCGCGAGTCATTGAGTGACTTGCTCGACGGCTATCGAATCGAATCGTCAATGAATCCCCCAAACGTTGCCCCGTCTTTTGTGCTGGTTAAGGACGATGCGCGTCTGTCGTCCTCGCAACTATACGCAAAGGGCTTTACGGCTCAATCTAACGGCTCTTGCTCCATTACGGTTAGCGGCAACGGTCAATCATTTAAAGTCATGTGCTAGGGAATAAGGTGCGCTTTATGTCATGGATAATCGCAAAACTCACAGCTTTTCTTTCAAAAAAACAAAAAAAATCTTATTGCGCCAGAGGCTCACTGCTCACGCGCTCATTACTGACCATGCGCTGTGGTAAAGTTGAGAAACAAACAACGGCTTGTTCCAACTTTTCCACATCCAGCATTATCGCTTTACTGCTTACGTGCGCCCTGCTTGGCTCTCCTACTTTTGCCGCAACCTCTGCGCCCTTTGAGGCAAAAAACACTCCGATTGGAGACTTTGCATCGTGGTTCTCGGTTCGCACTGGAAACACGGTTGTGCTTGGTCATGGCGTTACTGGTGAGGTCAGCTTTACCGCGCCCAATTTGAAAGATGAGGACTATCCAGCCTTTTTCCTTTCCGTGCTTCGTGCGCACGGTTACGAGCTTACGCATGACCACGGCGTTTTTACCATCATTGCCGACGCAAACAAGGTGGAGACGTTCGAACCCTCTCAAGTAAAGCTGTACTTCTTTGAGAATGTTCGAAATACCAAGGTCGTTGATTTGATTTCCTCGATGCTTGCTGCAACTCAGAATCAAACACTGAACAATAAAGCGATTAAGAATTACAAGGTTGAGGTACTACCGACCACAAACAGCATTATCGTGACTGGCTCTGAGAACCAATTGAAGCACATTGATGTACTCATCAAAGGGATTGATAGACCACAAAAGCAAGTCTTTATCGAGGCGGTAATTACCGAAACTGAGCTCGGTGATTCTCAGGAAGTCGGCGTAAATATGGACTTAGCATTGAGTGAGGCTGGCTTTGTTTCGCAACCGAGCGCAATCAAGAAAGCCGTTGATAACCTGCTATTTTATGAGGGCGGCGATTTTAACGCGCTTATCAAAGCCGTATCAAAGAATCAGAATACTAAGCTCTTATCGCGTCCAAATATGTTCATTATGGACAGGGAGCGCGGTTACATCACGGTTGGTCAGAACGTTCCGTTCCTCACTTCGTCTGAGCTAACTGATGGCGGTAATCGAGTCCAGCAAATTGAACGCAAGGATGTGGGCGTGTCACTTGAAGTTGTACCGCATGTAATTGGTGATCATGTAGTGTTACAGATTATGCAAAAGTCCGACTCGGTAACGGATTCCTCTATCGCATCCGACATCATCACCAATACGCGAACACTGCAAACCGTGGTCAAGGTCAAAGACCGCCAAACGATCTCTTTAGGGGGCTTGATTTCCCAAGAGCAGCGCGACTCGGTAAGCGGTGTACCTGTCTTGATGGATGTTCCGTTACTTGGTGCGTTATTCCGGTCAGAAAAAACCAATACGGTAGATAAAGAACTTAAAGTAACGATAAGAACGACCATTCTTTAATGTATTGCTTCTCACAAAAACATATGCACATTGATGCCATTTGGAGTGTTAGCTGTTACGTTGAGGCTTCGCCAAATATTTTAATATAGAGGGAGAAATGGACTTAAAGATTGTTGAAATTAAAAACGATGGAACACTAAATGACGAGTATGTGAAGCTTTCTGTCGTTAAGGATTGTAATCTCTTGTCTTATCTTATTACTGATACTACTTACATCAGTGAAACGACATACTCGAATAAATTGCGCCATGTTTACTGGCTCCCTAGAACTGATGTGAAAAAAGGTGACACGGTAATAGTATACTCCGGAAAAGGTAAACGTGATTCCAAAAATGGAATCCACTCATTTTACTGGGGTTTAGAAAAATCAGTTTGGAATAATAAAGGGGACGCAGCCCTTTTGTTTGAAGTTAACCAATGGAAATCTAAAAAAGCTTAAATTTCATGTAAATATTTTTAATTGTTGTTTTATTTAACTATTGCCCATTAATTTATCTATGTTAATGAACACTATACATCCCTACAAACTCCAACTAGATTAACTCTAGTTATATTTTATTTTTATAAAAAGGAATTACAAATGGGAAATAAAGCATATCAATCTCAAAAGAAGTCTCTCGAGTACACTAAGGGAGAGATTGATAGAGCAGCCGAATCAATACGTAAAGGTTGTAATCAAGTAGAGCGAGAAGGCGCTATAAAAGCGATACAGAATTTTCGTGAAGTACATTTATACCCTTTAATGCTTATGAAAAATCATGTGGTTCGTACAGCAAATAGAGTCAATAAAAAAATCATTGTAGCCCGAAGACTTAAACGTTTACCTACAATAATTAACAAACTCGAACGAAGTACGCTTGATGGTAAAACAGAAAATAAAATAAAATTCACCCGTATGCAAGACATTGGTGGGTGTCGTGCAATTGTCAAAGACCTAGAGCAATTAAAGAAATTAAAGAGAAAGTTAGAGTCAAGCAAGTCAGTCCACACCATAATACGAACTAATGACTATCTAATACCTAAAGATAGTGGCTATGGTGGAGTTCACTTGATTTATAGTTGTTTTGAAGGCTCTGAAAGCCGTACTCCTTGGACTAAATTGAAAATCGAAGTACAACTAAGGACCGAGCTTCAACACAACTGGGCAACATCTTTGGAAATTATCGATATTGTAGAAGGCCTCAATCTAAAAACCAGCACGGAAAACCATAATTCATGGAGGAGCTTTTTCTCCATTGCAGGAAAGCTCGTAGCACATAAGGAGGGAGCTTTATTCCTTGAAAAAAGTCAATACAACCTTTATTTATTAAAGCTATTTAGGTATGAAATGGAACTTAACGCACTGTCAGTCTTAGGCCGCTCAGCAATAGCAATTAACAGCGCAACGAATAAAGCTAATCTTGGAAAGTTTCCTAAGAGCTCAACAGGAATGTTTCTACTTGATTATAAGTTTATTGATTCCAACTTAGAAATGAGAATTAGGCACTTCAACTCAAAAAACGTCGATAATGCTCTACGTGAATTAGCAAAAAGTGAAGCAGATAAAGAAATAAATATTTCTGTACTATTATCTTCTGAAGATGCTAGAAACTTGAAAAAAGCATATCCAAACTACTTTGGTTCAACATCCGAATTTATGAAATTTATTAGCAATGAGATTTCTAATCTAGAAGATGAAATAGAGTTTGGAGAGGATCATTTTAAGCTTAATGGTAAGACTTTTCATTTAGATAGTTCAGCATTGTCTTATGCTGAAGGCTATTTCGACAGAATTAGAAGCATATCATAAAAAGGCTCCTAAAGGAGCCTGCTAAAAATTATTCAGCGTTTTAACTCGTGTGACATACTCGACAACAATGTGCACATCCGTTAGATTTCCTATATATTTTCTTCGCTTCCCTTACTGCTTCTAAGCAACTTGTAAACACTCCTAACATATGTCTATTCTCTTCTAATGGCAACCATTTACATTCGTGTGTATGCACTTCATGGTCACCATTGCTTTGAGCTCTCTTATTTACATAGTAAATCGACATTGCACACTTATCTCCCATATGTCATCACCATTAATATTTAATATAGATGCCATACTTGAACTGTAAAGTCTGCTATAGGAATTATTGTTACATCATTTTTTTTAACGACCGTGCGTACTTCAAAATTTGGCCGGCTGCTTCTAAATCGGTTAGTGCGCCTATCTCTAATAGTGCAATACCTGTCAAAACTTGTTGGGCTGTCACTAATTGACCAGTTGGAAGTTCTAACCTGTCATAGTACATTTTAAAGTGCTCCCATTGTTCTGATGGGCTCAGTTCCCTTCCCTTTGTCATTCTCATTAGCCTCTTACACTCAGGAGGAATGGTTTTCCCCTTATCCCATTCTTTGACTGTTCTCACAGTTTTTAAACAAAGTTCAGCAGCTTGTTCGACGGATAAACCACATTCAAATTCACGAAAAATATAGTTTTTAGTCATTTCGTGATACTTCATTGAATAGTCCCTCAAAAGAGAGACATTTTATAGGACTGGCATATGCAATCGAATTCAACATAAGCAGATATAATGCGCACCAGTGGGTGTTTTGTTAACAAAGTCTAACTCTTTGATTAAGCCTTTCATAAGTGTCTGATAACCAAGCCGTAAATTTTAATTTTGTGAGTTTTAAACGTTTAAGTCGTTTGTACTATTACTGGCGATTGTTTCCCGCAATCTACGAAATTCGCCCAAACCCCTTACCGCCACATTATGAGGCGTTCGGTTAAGGCGAAAAAACAAGAAAAAAATAATTTTAGTCTGTTCATCAAATTGCGAGCGTTGTCATGTTTCACGAATCATTTTGCACTCTGTTTTGGCGCGAATTTAAAACTCTTAAGCAAGGCGCCGAGTTTTTTCACGTTACCAAGCCGACGGTTGTTCGTTGGTTAGATGGCACCGTTCCAGTAAATCCGATGGCGGAAAAACTTCTACTCATCAAGTCACTTGGCTATTTGCCTAATGACATCCGTTGGTCAGGTTTTAGAGTTTGTGAGCAACGTGCTGTGTTAATCACACCGTCCGGTCGTGAGTTTAGCCCTAAAGAATTGGAAAGCTTTGTGTTCTGGCGTGACGAACATCGTCAGTTTGTGGAAATGTACGGACACTTTGAGTATCCCAAAGTTTATCCTGCTAAGGAAAATCTCTTGCCGTTTCGTGGCGGCCGTCGAATGAAGGCGGCAGAATGGATACCGAGTAAGAAGAGATAACTGTTTACTCTTGAGCTTAAGTGAGCTCTAAAAAAACGACCAATATTTTTGGTCGCTTAGGGTCAATCTTTAAACTTTCGGAGTTTTTATTATCGTATAGTGTTTTTCTCCATCAGGCTTATCTATAGGCCTGCCGATATATATCTTTTGTTGTCCGAATTTCATTCGCTGCTTTCGTCGCTTGTATATTTGTTGTTCTCGCATGGTTTTAGTTAATTTACCTCCAGATCTTTCAAGGGCTGGAGGAACGTAACCTGCCACATCCGAGATTTTAAAAAGATATACGTCTCCAAGTGCTTTGAGTGCTTCATCTAACAACTCATCTTTGTCTTTTACAGTAGAGGTTCTTGTCTGTTTTGTTGTGGAAGCTGCTTTTTTCTTTTGCTTAGGTTCAGCAGTCTCAGCACCAATAGAAGCACCGCTTAACTCAGATTTCTGGGCTATGTAAGCATCCCAAACGGCCTCATCATAACTATCCAACAATCTGGATACATTGTCATGAAGCTTAATTTGCTTTTTTTTTCTATCTCTGAAGGCATCAAAATAGACGAATACAACCAAGGCAACCAAACCAATAAAAGGGATGACCAAGTGTAGATTATTCATCATGTATCCTCCTTTGAGTTACCATGATTAAACATATTATTCATATGTATTCTTGCTTCAATTCTAGCAGCCTCCGAGCTTAGTTTTCTACCTTTTCGATAGTAAACAATTATCATTAAGGGCATCGTTACTAACCCAAACATCGTTAGAACTACAAAAACATCCTCATTTGTTTTTATTGCCTCTGTTAAATACAAACTGAACCAAGCAATAAAGCAAGCCACCAAAGTAACTTGAAGCCCGTTACATCTATTCACTTCGTACTGTAATCTTGCACGTTCTACAAACATCTCTTCGCTTTTTATTTGTGCAACTCTAATCTTATTTCGTGTTTCTTTATTCATTATATTTGTTTATAAACTAGCCTAAATACGTAACTCTAACCCAAGCCAAATACTTGCACAACTGACGTAGGTCACCAAAAAAGCCGAACCCCATCGCTAAGGGTTCGGCTTTTTTAGGCTTCTGCTTTGGTGGCTTTCGTTGAAGCCAGTCGAGGTCAATCGACCCGCCCAAAGTATCGACTTCCGACCTGATTTGTAAATTATCGTTAGTCTGATTTCGAAGTCTGTCGCACGCTTTAATCTTTTAACGACTTCGTTGCAACAGACCTTTAGGTGGCGTTAGAAATTCTAACTTAATACCATACAGCCCTTTCTTCGGTTGCTTGAGGTAAAACGAAACTTCTCTAGGTAACTCGTCTAAACTCGATGCATAGTAAGACTTACCAATTTTTTTAATAACTCCTTCACTAACTAGTTTATCTAAGTCTAAAGGAGGGGGAATATTGCACTCGTGTTCCATAATGTATTCTCTTGCCAGTAATCGAAAATATTATGATTTTTCCCGCACTGACAGGCAATATAGTTTCTCCCATTACATGCATTTTAAGCTTTGCTTTCTGAGTTTCGCGTGGCCGTTAGAACCAAAACACTTTCTCGTACTTCTTGCAGCCCTTGGGTTAACTGCTTATTGATAGCAATCTGGTATTTCAGATTCATCCCCATCAAAGCAAACAGCACAAGCGATTCCGACGAAAAGCCCAGACCCGATAAGGCGTTAACTAGGGCGCTTTCCAT